ATCAAGCCGTCAATCTTTCTATTGATTATGACGGTACTGGTGCAATGGGCATTGGCACCACGACAGCGCATCCGCTTTTGTTAAAAACAGGTGCGACTGAAAAAGTCCGCATCGACAGCTCGGGCAACGTGGGGATTAAGGCATCAGATCCATTAGCCCAGTTACATATTGCGAACACAAGCGGAACTAATGGTTTTTATCTTTCCCGTGCTGCTGGATCAGCTATTGGAGATCAAGTAAGCATTCATATGCTAGCTGATGCTTCAAAAGCGCGTGTTTATGGCTACGGAGACGCTCTAACTTTCTGGACTGCTGCGACAGGTGCAACAGCTTCCGAGAGGATGAGGATTACCAATGATGGTTTTCTTCGCGCTACTACTACGGGAAACTATGCGTCCGCAATTGGATACAACTTTGCTTGGGACACTATTTCCCGTTTTCTGATTCAGCACACTAGCACAACGGCAGGAAATAATTTCGGTCTGCAAATAAATTACGCAGCTACTCCAAACACTACTCAAAACGAGTTTCTATATTGCAACGATTCCACTGCTACTAGATTTATTGTTCGTTCTAACGGTGGTTTGGCTAACTACCAATCAAACGATGTCAACCTTTGCGACGAGCGTGAAAAGAAAAACATCGAAGCGCTTGATAGCACTTGGAGCTGCCTGAAGCATTGGGATCTTAAAAAGTTCCACTACAACGAAGACGCTGACACAGACGACAAACGCTACGGCGTTATTGCTCAGCAAGTTGCTCCGCATTGCCCTGAAGTAATTACTGATTGGGTTAAGCAAAATGCTGCGGATGCAGTTCTTGACGATGACGGCAACGTCGTTACTCCTGCTGTTGAAGAGATCGTCCGCATGGGCGTCAAAGAACAACAGATGATGTGGATGGCAATCAAGGCGCTGCAAGAGGCGCAAACCCGCATCGAAACTTTGGAAGCCGAAGTAGCAGCACTCAAGGGCGCGTAGTCCTACTCTCTAATCACTCATGCGGGCAACCGGCCATTCCCAACAGGTTGCAGATCTACTAACCTTCAACAGACCTGGCTAATCCAATGCCTGAAGCTACTCCGACCACAGTGTTTACCTGGGGCATCAACACCCTGGAGCGACGCACTGAGAATGGCGAAATTTTCATCTGCCATTACACCGTCAACGCCAACGACGGCACCTATTCCAGTGGCGCGTATGGCTCCGTTGGACTTGATGCTGCTGACCCTGACAGCATGATTCCGTATGCCGACGTGACGCAAGAGCAGTGCATTTCTTGGGTCAAGGAGAAACTCGGCGGCGACGAAAAAGTTGCTGAGATTCAGAACGCGCTCCAGGCTCAAATTGATGAGCAGCGTGCGCCGACCAAAGCTAACGGCGTGCCCTGGTAATGGTTGTCAGGTCAAAAACGGCACTGGGGCGGGTTGAACACCGCCCTGGAAAACCGAAGAAAACCCGTCAAGGCAACGGGCAACACTCAAAACCCAGCCACGGTAGGAAGAAGTATCGCGGCCAGGGCAAATAAGTGGATCAACATACCCGCGACAACTGGCACAAGATCAAACAAGTGCTGGAAGACGCGGGTAAAACAGATTCATTTTTCTATCGTCGGGCGGTGGCTATTTGCCGTGGTGGACGGGATCCATTTGAGGATCCAGTTGATCAACCGCCCACATAGACGACACCAGTAAACTTTCGGAGATGTTGTGTTACGACACTCCAAATGTTTAAAGCTGCTTTTGCTGCTGTTGCCTGTGCCGCCATGGGTGCTGCAATCGCCCCTGCTGAAGCTCAGGCTGAAACCAAGTTTTATGTGAACCCCGAGTACAACCAAGGCTTCTCTGGTGCGACCAGCCTGGGCGGCACCCTGAACATCGATCTGGGTGTTGAGTCCGGTCCTTTCTACATCCAGGCTGGTCCTGCTCTCGCTACCGGCACTGGCGTTGCTGACTGGGGCGTGGCTGGTAAGACCGGCGTGAGCGGCAAGGTCTCTGACCACATGAACCTGTACGCAGAAGTTTCGGCTTCCAAATTCGAAGGTTCCGATGTTTCGTATGGTCTGAAGGTGGGTTCCAAGTACACCTTTTGACGCCATACTGGCTGCACACCAACCCCAGGGGTCGCTTCGGCGGCCCTTTTTTGTTCAGTGGTGGGAGCAAGCTCTAGTAACGCGCAACTATGCGGGCGCGTTTTGGCGGACTGTTGTGCTCGGTTGCATGAAACCCGCCAACTGGCAATACTGCTGGCCACCTGACTGGCTGGTGCCCTATGTGCAGGATGCCATCGACTTCTTTACAGTCGAACCATACGCCAACGAGAAGGCAATCCTCAATGCGAAGGATCATTGACCTGATGGCCGTCACCGGCTTTTTACTCAGCGGCTCCATGACCGCAGCGCTGGTGATCAGCTACCTGCAGTTCGACAAGGTTATGGACGAAAGCATGGAGCGTATCTCCGGCCAAGTCACTGAGAAGATTGAAGAGGAAATCAAGGGCAAGCTGAATGGAGCCGCTACCCCTTCCCTCTTTTAATTTGCCGAAACCGCTTGATCTGCCGCGAATGCAAATTGCGGTGCCGGTGTTTCCTGCGCCATCGCACCCGTTGTTGATTCCGCCAAAAGTCGAACCGAAGCCGCCGCCGGAACCTCCGAAAGCGGAAGACCCAGCTGCTCGCGAAGCGGTAAAAGGGCTTCAAAAGCAGATCGAGCAACTGAACAACAACATCAACGCACAACAGAAAACAATAGACAACCTGCTAAATCCGCCCGAGATCGAGCAGGTAAAAGAGCAGACCACGACGGTCACTGTGCCTGGGACTCCGCTGGAATTTGCACTGCCAAGCGCTGAAGTTTTGACCGTTGCGACGGTGACGGCTGGTGCAGCTGCGATGGCATCTGTTGGAGCGACGCTTGCCGCTCAGCAGCTAGTCAAACCGCTAAAAACTGTGTTCCAGATTGGAATCAAGCGTGTTCTCAATCATCACCACGACGACTAATTGGCAGCGAATCCCGGTACACGTCGATCGAGACAACATCCGAGCACATGTAAGCAAGCTCTGCTTTGGGGTGGATCATGAACCCTTTGCCGTACAGCTCGGCGCACTTCAGTGCCCGGACTAGGTGGTAGTCAAGCTTGTCTTTTTGCAGCTGGTGCTCTTCCGCTTCAAGCCGCTTGCGGGCTAGTTCCTTACACATCTCGGTGATGGAGCCGTCTAGCGGGATGTTGATGCTGAGCTGTGCCCCGGTGTTCTGCATCCGGCTGTAGTCATCGCCCGGCATCGGATCCGAGTGCCCCTCTAGATAGAAGGGCGTCATGACCAGCGTTGCCCCATTGCAACTGTGACCAGCACCAAAGTGCTGCCTGCTTGGGGCGCCGTTGTTATTGAATTGGACGCTCTGGTTGGTGTTGTTGCTGGTAGCTGCAGCACGCGGCGCTGAGTTGTTAGTTGTCTCAGCCGCCGCAGGTGCCGCCAGCGTTATTGCGAGAACACACTGAGCGAGGTGGTGGTGGAATCGGTTTCGATGGTGCGGTCGATGTCGATTTGCTCGATCAAAGTGTTGGCCGCCCTGGTAGTGATCTCCAAGCTGAACGGATCGCCGGCGGTGTGAACGTCCCATGTAGTCGAGGTGTTGGTGATGTCTGCGGCGCTTGGGGTGACGTTTTCGCCGGTATAGGTTGCCAGCTCAGACCCGTAAATCTGGTGCTGGATTGTTTCAGTAACAGTTTGGGTTGTAGTAGTCGTGCTCTGCATGGAGCCGGACGACCAAGTAGGCGTCACAGTTTGCGCTGCGACAGGGGCCGCGGCAAAGATGGCGGCGAGAGCGAGAAGCCGTTTCATTTTTGGGCGTCTTTGTCCTGCACTTTAGGTTCTTCTTTTTTCTTGCGGTTGCTACCTACAGCTAATCCAAAGCTGGCGGCTGTTCCCGAAAGAATTGATGCTGGGTAGGTGGGATCAAGTGATTGCTTAAAAACCCCCAAATAATTCGCAGTTAAAATTGCCATGGACCACCCAAGCAGCGTGATCTTCACTACATCGCCTAATCGCGAATGTGATTCGTGGTCTTGTTTGTCTTCTGCGGCCATGATGTCGTCGTTAGGGTGCGGCCAATGATGGAGATTTTGGCAGCCGTGACTGGTGCCTCAATAACGGTAGCGGCAGTGGGACTCGGGAACTATGGCCGCCGAGCTACTGAAAGCAGAGACGCTGTTATACGACTGACCGCTGCTGTTGAAAACGTGGCCACCCGCCTCAATATTTTGCACACCGACATGAAGAGTCGTGACGCTGAAGTATTTAGTCGTTTACGTGATCTTGAGGCTGCTGTGGCACGGCTGGAAGGTCCTAAAAATTCGCACTAGAGTTGGAGTATCAGCTGACAAATGATGATCGCACTTGTCCGTCCCGTCCTGTTTCGCTTTCTGCAGTCCAATGCAGTCAAGAAGTTGGTGATTGATCTACTGCGTGCACTGGCAACAAAAACTGATAACACCGTTGATGACCGCATGGTCGACTTCATCGAGGCCAACCTTTTTACGGCACAAAAGCCAGTAGCCGATGCTTGATTGGCTTGCTACTGCCATGGTCAGACTTGATTCGTTTTTCAAGTACTTCACCGGCAATAGCCACCAACTAGCTGCTATTCAGCAGTTGCAGGAGGAGCTGCCCCCACACCTTTTAGATCACAAGGCAACGTGGGTGGAACTGTGGAAGGCAGGAGGCAAATACACCTACCTGCCTACTCCTTACTATCACCAGCTTGATCTCATCGACGGGATCGACAAGTGCGTTACCGCAGCCGTTGCAATGGTTGCTGGGCACTATGTGCTTGTCACATCAGGGCAGGAATACGACAAGGTCCGCAGTCGCTTTGGCCCATCGCAAGAGTTGTGGGTGCATGTCAGAGCGCTTGAAAGCCTTGGCATCAAATCGGAGTTCATCCAAGACGGCACGGCTGATTTGATTGAGGCCGAAATTGACGCCGGTCGCCCTGTCGCTGTTGGTTGGTTGCACAAAGGTGATATCAGCACTGGCAGTCCTGCCGAAGGATTTGGCCATTGGTCTGTGATTGTCGGCTACACAGAGCAGTACTTCATCGTTAATGATCCACGCGGTCGCTACAACATGAAGACGGGCAAGCTAGAAAGCGAAAGCGGCTTCAACGTCAAATACGAGCGCCAAGATTTCCTACATCGTTGGGAAGCAGACGGCCCTGGTACTGGCTGGGCTTTACTCGTGGACGATCTGTCCCTGTAGCCTGGGAAAAGCCTTTCCCTGACTGCATGGTTCTGCCAGATCATGAAATCAAACGACTGTGCGTTGAGCATGCAATGGTCGTTCCGTTCAACCAAGATCTGCTAAACCCTGCGTCAATTGACCTGCTGTTGGGCGATCACTTGATGATCGAAGACCCAATGAACATCGAGCAGCGTTTGATCAGCATCAAGGGCTATAGCCAAGAAAACCCCTACTGGCTGCGCCCTGGTGAGTTCGCCTTGGCCGAGACGCAGGAGACGTTCAACCTACCGGACCACATTTCTGCACAGTTTGTACTGAAAAGCAGCAGGGCCAGGAGTGGTTACAGCCACATGCTTGCTGGCTGGTGTGATCCTGGCTGGCACGGCTCCAAACTGACCCTGGAGCTGCAAAATGCACGCCGTATGCATGCACTTCCGTTATATCCAGGCCTGAAAATCGGTCAGATGATCTTCTTCGAGATGCAAAGTATGCCGATTATGTCATACGCTCAAGTTGGTCATTACAACAATGACACTCAGGTTTCCGCGAGTAAACAAGTCCCCTGAATTGATACAACCATTCCCAGATGATTATTTCACGGTGCAATGTGTAAAAATCTTGTTGTCTATACCAAAGCGTCCATTCTGTTGATCCTTTGGTTCCATTGCACCGCAGGCATGCTGGGACTAGGTTTTCTATCACAGTCTGTCCACCGCGATGCCTAGGAACGACGTGATCTAGCGACTCTGCGTGTTCACCACAATAGGCACATTTGCAGTGAAAGGATTCGAAAATTCTTAACCTAAATCGTGTCCTTGTTTCTCTCTTGGTGATCAGACTTGTCTCGTCGATCCAAGAGCGCATAAGGACTCCGGTGCTTTTTGGATCTTAAAGAAGCAGGGCTAGTAAAGCCAGGAAGAGATTCAGTGACTCCACCACCTTTTTCCGCCGATGCATGCGGCGCTGTATGGGTTTCTTTTGGCGTCAGCGGGTGGTACAGAGCTTGGTATATAAAGACAAACACTGTGTTTTATTTGCCAGACTGCTTTGATTGCGAAAGTACGGCAATAACTGCTGCCGAGGCTAGTTATGGATATGCATCCAATTCAGCGCACAACTGAGAGTGAATTCTCTGAAGCTGCGACTGCAAAGATGCTGGAAGGCTGGGTCAAAGAAGGCGACATCAACGCCATCTATAACGCAGCACTTCTGCTCAATACTTGCCTGCATCAGCAGCGCATGATGACCAGATGGCTTGCTGGTGAGGCTGCCCGCAACATTGGCAGGGCCGAGCTGGAGGATGAGATCTTGCAGCAGGCAATCCTTAACAGTGATCAGAGCTGACGCGAGCGGTCAAATGATCGCAGTAGATCTCAGCCTGCCATAGGTCGTCGGAATATCGACAGTACCCGTTGGCACAACTGCGATAAAGGATGTGCGGGCCGTCTTCCAGCACTTCGATCGTTGCGCCACTGTCCTTCGAGATTGTTGATGAAATCTTCCAGTTCCGGTAGATGCTCATCGGTCAGGTCCTGTTCCTCATCATCTTCCTCGTCATCGGGCGTCGCTTCAATCACTTCAAGCAAACGCAAACCCCAAACTTTGAGATCAACAAGGCCCTCGCGGCAGAACATCAAGTTGTCGGTTGGAGTGTCGCCATTGCGCATGATTTCAGCAATGGCTTCGTCAACCCACTCCTGATGAGCGTTGCACATCCACAGGAGAAGCCGGACGTGGCCCTCCGTGAATTGCATGTCCGCGTTTGGTGCCATAACAGGAAGCCACCTACCTGAACGGTAGCGAGGTAATCCAAATTGCTTCCTCATGCACCTTTGACGTACTTCTGGTACAGACCGGTGTAGGTGTGATGGAACGGGTGATCAGGCTTGTCACGCCCGTCCATGCCGTACAAAGCGTCCAGCAGGTAGACGCGGTTTTCCATCGCAAAGGTGTCCTGAGCACCCGGTTTGTACGGATGCACTTCAAGGAAAAATGCGACTGATTCTTCGAGATCAGCCAGGTTGAATTTGATGGTCATGCTGGATCAAGCCTTCTTAGATGGAGGAACGATTTTGCGTCCTTTGCCGACTTCAACAATGGCGCATTCGGGGTGGCGGTTTTTAAGGATGCGAATGGCATCTTTTTTGTCAACAGCGCGGATGCAACCGCGCAAGCTCCGCTCGCCAGCAAGAAGTAATTCATAGTCGAACATCCGTGCGTTTTTTGCGACGCAGTACGAGATGCCTGGGCCGCGATTGGGTTCGTTCCATTGAGGAACAAGTTCAGGAAAGTTGGCCTTACTCATCCTTGGCCTTGTAGTACTTGGACATCAGGGTTTCGTTGCTGGCTGCGTAGAGATCAGCAATGGCATTGACGCGACGCGCATCCGCATCGGTGTAGCCATGCTCTTCAGCAGCACGCAGGTTCTTCAACATGAGTTGGAGAGCGTGGATTTGCTGCATCTCTTCTCGCATCGCAGCAACGAATTTGTCCCTGTCCATCAGAAGATCGTGTTGGCGGTAGCGCCTTCAGGCTTCTTGGCCCAAACCTTGCCGTTGATGTAACGGGTGCCGGTTTTGGACTCTGCATTCCAGCCGGAGACAGGGATCTTAACGACGGTAGTGCCGCCGTAGCCCTCTTCACCAGGCTGTGCAGTCAGCCACTCAGCCAGCTTCATGGCCTCACTGAGTTCTATCTCGATGCTGCCGGTCTTGTCGGGACCGCGCTCCGATTTCTTTTCCTTCACGTCAAACAACGTGAACTTGGCGTCAAACGCCGATTGAAAGTCACTCATGTTGAGACTCAAGAATTGCGTAGTGAGATTTGATGATCTCGTTGGCCAAGGATGACTCCGTGACTCGGTGCTCTGTGTCGTAGCGCTGGATGATCTCGCGCTGCATGGCCTCGTATGCCCTTGGGTCAAGAAGCACTTGCACCTTGTACTTGTTGCCCGCAGGAATAGCCATCACTGCTTCAGTGCCGGTTTGGCCGTTAGCTCATCAATGCAGGACTGCAGTTGATCCACAGTCATTTGCTTGAGTTTGCTGCCATCGCCATCAAGGTTCCATTTTGTCGCCTTGTCTGCGATCCAGCCAATCTGCGCAGTTTTATCCAGCTTTTCCTGGATGAGATCCATGCACTTGGCGATCAACCCGTCGGTGTCTACCGTTGTGGGTGCGGAGGAACCTCGGGGCGACGCAGGACGCCCTTTTTTCTTGTCCGCAGGTTTTGACTGCTGAAGCTGCACTTCAGGTTGGGTTTCAACCTTCTGCTCAGCTGCTGCAACCTCTTCCCTTGCCCACAGCTCAAAGCCCAGCGAGAAGAAGGCAGCGGCTGCGCTGCAGATGCCACGGCGGTGACTGTCTGCAAGATCGCGTGCGCTGATCTTTTCGTAGGCGATGGCGTCGTTGCGGTTGTTCATCACGGCATAGGTCCACACGGGAGTGCCGTAGGTGCCGTTGACGAACTGAATACAGAGGTAGCCAGTGCCGTTTGGAGCTTTGTGGACCAAGTCACCGTTGTGGTCCTTGATCAGCTCCGGCAGCCAGCCATTGGCCTTCTCGTTCAGCAGCTGCATGACTTTGGCCCAGGGCACATAGTCCGCTGCGTAGGAGCCAGACCCCTTCTGCTTTACGTCAGAAAGGGTGATGACCCCCGCCAGATTTGGTAGTTCGGGGGTGCTCAGCATCAGGCCACGCTCGCTTCGATCTCTTGAATGCCCTGCTCAAGGATCTGACGCATGGCTGCAGAAGCGGGGAGGTTGTGTTGCTTGGCAACGGTCTTAATGCGTGCGTAGAGATCAGGATCGATCTGCAACATCACGGTCTTGGTGCTGGTTGCTTTGGAGGTGAGAGAGATAGCCATGAGTAGCTATGTAGTACCAGAACACCATAACCGGATAATCCGAGTTGAGTTGAGTCTTAAAAAAATCAGTTGAGACGTGCCGAAAAAGTACCGATTGATACTTGACCGCACCAGAAGTTACCCGTAACTTGCAGCGGCTTCAAATCACTTCATGGCACCCGAGGTCACCTCAAGTCCAGACTCTTCAATGGTCATCAAGCTCACTTTGGACGCTTTTACAGCCGAGAAACTCTTGGTAACAAAGCCCAGAACCCTTCCGGCAGCTACGTTCTGCGCCCTTTTAATCGAGCAAGCGCTTGACAAGCCCACTACGCTGGCGGAGCGAACCGAAGGGAGCGAAGCCTCTACTTCTTCTTTATTAGATAATACTAATAAAGAAAAACAATCAATTAAAGCTGTTAGCGCTAAGAAAAAACGCGGTCGGCCTGCTTACAGCGAAGAATTCAAGGCCTTTTGGAACGTGTATCAATCTGCGTCTCATAAGGCAACTTCACAAAGCAAGAACAAGGCCTTCGAGCAGTGGAAGGTGGCCCTGCAGGAGGAATCACCGGAGAGGCTCTCAGAAGCCGCTAGGAGGGCCGTGGAGGCCATCAACCGCGCCTTGACCAACGAGGAGTGGTGCGCACCCCTTCCTGACGCTTTCCGCTGGCTTCGGGACGAGCGGTACGCCGTCTTCCTTGAGAACCATCAGACCAGCGGCCCGCGTGTTATTGACGGCATCACCGTGATCGACTGATGACTGAACCCAAAATCACCAAGCTTCCCCGCAGTGGCCCCAAAAACGGTCAAAGCACTGCCAGCTATCTCCGCTCTCGCCGCAAGGACGACAAGAAGTGGGAGAACGCTGCTGAGATCCGCCAGATCGATCGCGCATTGAACCGCTACAGGAGACGCAAGCCATGAAGCTGTATCAACCTGAATTCGCTGGGATGACCGTCTGGTCTGTCGCTGATCCCAAATCCAGCAAGGGCACCTACACGGCCACCCGTGGCACCAGCCCGCCGCCTAACGCCTCCCATGGCCACCCGATCGGCCGTTACGACAGCGAGGGCAGCTACTGGACCTTCTGCCCAAACGTCGGCGTGGAGGATCCCACCAGCCCGCAGTCCTCGCGTTGGTGCAAGCACCCCGGCGCTGACGAGGAGCGGCGCAAGGCCATCAAAGAAAAGGCCTGGGGCAACCTCAACTCAATGGGTTCTTACAAGGAGACTGACTTTTCGTGAAACGAACTTTTGAAGTTGCATCCGCCGTCAAGATCCTGCGTGACGGCATCGCCAAGGGCTATTGGACTCTTGAGGATCTAGACAACCCTCCGCCTGGCACGCAAATGAACTTTGCGGATTACAAGCGTTTCTGTGTAGCTCAGTCGTATGTAGGAAAAGATCCTGTGTACAAAAACCTTTTGCGAGAAGCTGAAAAGAATCAGGAGGATGATTTCATTTTGTGAGACTCGTTACTATCACAGAAAGCAATGGCGTAGCAGTGCCTTTGCAGCGGCTCCCGCTAATTCAGCGAAACCCAGTAGGCCAACCGCGCTACTACTGGAACGAGGCGCGTCCTGATCTCAAGTACAGCTCAATTACATCAATCTTATCTGCGACTCAATCTGAGAATACAAAGCACGCTTTGCGCAGGTGGAAGCAAAAGATCATCAGCGAAGGCGGTGATCCTGACGAGACTCGTGATCAAGCGGCCAGACGTGGTTCGCAAATTCACGATTGGTTTGAAGCGTTTTTGCATCACAAGGCGCCTGAACCGCCCGAGCACATTGCTCCTTGGTGTGAGCGCCTAGCTGCCTCACCGCTGTGGAAGCATTTGGATCACGTGGTTTGCACGGAGCATCAGGTTTGCAGCGATGAAGGCGCTGTCCCCTTTGCAGGCACCCTGGATGCCCTCGTCAAGCTCAATGGTGAGTTTGTGCTGATGGATCTCAAAACCAAAGCTGAGAACAAGGCCAAACCCACCAAGCAGATCAGCGACGAGGCTATGTGCCAGCTGCAGGCCTACAGGATCTGCCTTGCTGAGAACTACGGCATTCAGGTCGATCGCTTCCTAGCCCTGTACGCCTTCCCTGATCAGCCCGCTGTCCCCGTGGCAGCCAGTGGTGCAGAGCTAGAGCGGCATGAGTCGCACTGGACACAACGAATTCAGGCCTTTTCTCTTCTCAACCCGTAGTACTGCCGGTAGAATCAGATCACGAGGCACCCAATCGCAGCCTCGCCTTCGCCCATGAAAACCAAAGACTTCTACTTCCACATCTCAAATACTGGGGTGCGTGATTTCGTCACCGCCTACAGCTTTGTTGATGCTCAAGCCCGCGTTTGGCGTCAGTACCCAGATGACAGCCATCGCATTGTTTGGGAAGACCCAACTGACCCTGTTCCCGACGTTCCCAATCCTGCACCCCTTGCCGCTTGATTATGGACACCTATCAAAACTCCGCTGAAGACCTGCTGCGTGAACTAGCGCACCTCAAATCAAAAGAGCGTCTCCTGCAAGACGACATCAAAGCTGTTCAAACTCTTCTCTCTCATCACGTAGACAACGGTGACCTTGATCACCTCAAGACCGACGCATCCAGTACCTATCGGTTCGAGGAGGCCAACTTTGTTTATAGCCCTGGCCGTATTACTTGGAGCTACGACGGTTGTCCAGATGTCCAGGCTGCTGCTGAGAATCTCAAGGAGCTTCAGGGCACTGCGCAAGCTATTGGCCAAGCCACTCGCAAACAAGGCAAGCCGTTCTGGACAGTGCGATGACCTACGGAATCGGACCCGTTGAGCTGCTTGTTTATCACTCAAATAACAGACTCCGTAAACCCAACCGCCACATCAACCAAACCCAAGCACGAGCTGTCCTGGAGGAAACAGCAAAGCTGCTTGAAAAGTCAATGGACGCAAAGAACGATCCAGGGATTGATGCCTATAGCATCATTAACTGCATCAGATTTCTTGCACGCACACCATCTGATTACTTCGAACTTCACACTCAGGAATGATCGGCTCCAAGTACACCAGAACCTGTGTCAAATGCAAAAAAGAGTTTGACGTAAAGGTCATGCGGAATGGCAGACCGTCAAAGCGCAAGACCTGCAGTCATGCTTGCCATCACTCCATCAAAGCCCCACGCAAACCTGAATGGAAAAAGGAGGAAGTTGAATACCTTGATCAGTTGGCCCTAGCAATGCCAATTGTGTCTGTGTACAGAACGTACAACAGATGGGCCTCTGAAAATGGTTTTGAACGTCGCACCCTGAATTCCATTCAGCACAAGGTTTACAGGGAATGCGGCTCAACAAAGCCAATCCTTGGTTACTTCACCTTCAGAGAAATTGCTGACCTATTGCAAATCTCCACTTGGACTGTTGCTTTCTGGAAACAGTTGAAAACCAAGCCATTGGAGGTTTACCAAAGGCACAAAAACAAAGGCATTAACTACATCAGCAGGAAAAACTTCAGGCAATTTGCCTTGAGCCATCCAGAAAAACTTGGTGGCACAAATCGACGCGGTCTTCTTGTTCTGCTTGAAGACGAAAAATTAGTCGACGATATCCTGAAGGCCCACCCTAAACGCAACACCTCTCTGCTTCCGCCAAAACGTGTCCGGTGCATTGAGACAAACAAGATTTACCCAAGCATTCACGAAGCAAGTCGTGCCAACTTCGTTGCTCGTCCGACGCTTACACGTGCCATACGACGCGGGTGGCGTGCCAATGGTCATCACTTTGAATTCCTGAACTGGTGAAGCTCATCCGAAGACTTTGCCCGCAATGCAGGCATCGAAGCGTCAAGCCTCTCAGCAACAACAACCAGTCCGACGGCACCCGCTACAGAAAATTCCGTTGCAACTCCTGTTCATACGAGTGGACCATCTGGGAACTCAACGAAGAACAAATTACCTATTTCCGGCTTGTCAAAAAACTCATGAAGCACACTTGCTCAAACTGCGAAGGCACTACCTTTCGCGTCGTTGAAACCTTTCCTTACGCCCACCACACGCTCCGTCAACTCAAGTGCCGTTCATGCGGCACAAATTTCTTCACGCATGAATACATCATGCAAGACAAGGAATACTGTTGGCAAATGATCGGCGGTAAGTCGAAGCTGGTACTAAGAAAATGAACCATTGCTACTCCTGGAAAACTGTCGGGATCCCTGCGCCGCAGGGCAGTAAAAGGATCGGCCGTTACGGACAGTTAATTGAAAGCAGTAAGGCGCTTAAGCCATGGCGTGACCTAATCGTTGAAGACGCAAGGACGCTGCCCCTTGAAAAGCCGCTTGATACTCCAATCGGTGTCTCGCTGGTATTTCTGTTTCCCAGACCTAAGCGGCACTTCACCACCAACGGGCAAGTCAAGGCCAATGCACCCAGGTTCAAGACCACCCGCCCTGATCTCGATAAGTGCACCCGCGCTGTCCTGGACGCACTCACAATCGGTGGCGTGATCAAGGACGACAGCCTCGTGTACAGCATCTCGGTCTACAAGCGCTACTGCGCTCGCAACGAAGACCCTGGGGTGCAAATCACGGTCATGGACAGCGAAGACTTGCCGTTCAAATAGACTGTGCTTACGTTCGACCCTTCAGGGTTGCAGAAGATCCGCAGTAGGGAACGGGATTGCGGGTACTGCCGGAGCGGCCATGTCCAAGATCAACACACTGCACTTAGTGCGCCAGCAGATCCTGCGTCAGAACAGGGTCAACCAAGCTCAACTGCTTCTTGCCAAGGCTTACAGGGGTGTGCCATACACCGATGCACAGCATGACGACAGGCCAGATGCTGAGCTGACCTACAGAGGGGTGCAGCACCACACCCATTGAGTGCTACACTTCTTTTGCGATTGGGTCGCCCCTGCAGTAAGCGCGTGCTTACCGGGGCGATTTTTTTTATGCTGATGCCATGCAGGAGGCGTCATGGACATCACAGTTGAGTTCGACGTTGAGAAAATGGTCGGACAGCTTGATGAACTGCAAAAGGTACGCATCCCACGTGCTGGTTCATTTGCCCTGAACCAAGCCGTCTACACCGCAACGCAGGAACTAAAAACGCAGTCACAGAGCATCTTCAATAACCCTGTGCCATTCACGGTCAATTCGTTCCTGTACAAAAAATCATCACCGCAGTCGCTTGAAGCAACGGTTTTCATCCGTGACCAAGCACCAAAAGGCAACGCACCAGCCAAATACTTGTTGCCTCAAATCAAAGGCGGACCGCATTATCCAACGCGCTTCCAAGGCGCATTGCTCAATACCGTCGTCCGAAATGCAACTGGTAGGAATGTCCAGGTGGGGCAACGGGGTCGCATCATGTTCCCCAACCTCCGCTCCCCTAAAACGCGCACAAATAAGTACGGGAACATGAGTCCTGGACAGTACACCCAAATTCTTTCTGCATTGCGAGGCAACATCAGCTCTGCTGACATCTACGGCGTCCGTGATAAAGGTGAGGCACCCGTAAATGACCAAAGCCTTAGCAAGTACATCTACTTGGACGAAGAAAGCATCTACGAGCCATATTTCCGTAATCGCTTCACCAACTCACCAAAACCGGGCATCTACTTTGTTAATCGCTTGACCAGTGGAACAAAGTATTACCGCGTTATGACTGAAAGCAGAATCCCGGCTTACACGGGTAAATTTGATTTCCGTGGGATTGCTGAGCAAGCTGCTCGTCAAAAATTTACGGAAGCATTTCGCGATTTAATTTTTCGGTGAAGTTCTTGCAAGGGTTTGGTTTAGCAAAGTTCTTGCGAGGTATCGGTTTAGGGGGCTAAGTTCTTGCGGGGTATCGGTTTAGGGTCGGTTTAGTGTTGTTGGGTGGTGCTGGTACGGATGCACTATCGTACACATGTACTTGCGTACACACGTACTGGCGTACAGATGAACTACAGTACGCATGTACTTGAGTACACATGCACTACAGTACGTTTGACCTGTAGTACACTTGCGCTATAGTACAAAGCAACGGTAGTACACCTGGCCTAGTTCATATCCTGAAACATTAGATATTTTTATATTACGCGATATGACAATCGCCCGTAGGCGAGCGGGTAGCTGTTATTATATGGTCAGCGGCGCAGCCTCCTGCCCGCACCAATCGCAACTCGACAAATGAACATCACGGAACGTTCATCGAAGGATGACATCATCGGCGCAGCTTGTGAGATAACTGACGCGCAGCAATTGCGAATCAGTCAGTTACAACAAGAGCAGCAAATTTTATTCGCTGTTGTTGTTGCTCTGCTCGCCAAGATTCTCCTTTTCTGATGAATACTTTCCTCGCTCACCTTTCCCTTCGTTTGCCTAACTTTCTCTGGATTTATTTCCCGTTGAGCGTTAGGCACGAATCGTTACACATTCTTCGGAATTCGTAACACTTTGGGCGTCGCAATCGCGGCGCCTTTCTTCACCAATCGCAATCAAAAAATGGAACGTTTTCAAGTCAACGCGCTCAACCTTGCCCGTGCATTCAACGAGCAAACCCGCGACGATTCGTCGCATTTCTTCACACTCCCCCAGTCCGCTCCCGAGTGGATGACCGAAGCCGTGCGGACCGCTCATGACGAAGAGCTGCCCAATGATTGGCGCTTCGCCATGGTCCGATCCATTGCCTACGCCATCGCCGAGTGTGAGTCCATCGACAACGCCCGAGACGACGCCATGGAGGTCGCCGATCGCCTGGCAGACATCTACACGGGCCAACTGTTGAACTGGTACAGCGAGATGCCTTCTCGCCTTGACTACTGCGACCAATACCGCGAGGAATTCGGAGCTGACGCAGCAGACACCACGCTCAGCCATCTCATGGCCGCCCAGGCCTACGCCATCGAGCAGATGATCCACGTGATCCTCAACGCTTGCGAGGCCCGGGCTGTCGAGATCGAACTCTTCCCCGTCTGATCATGTACGAAATCTGGCGCACCCAAGAGGACGACGTTCCCGCCTTCCACTGCTACGTGGACGATGAGGAACTGGCACAAGACGAGGCGGACCGACTGAATAGCCACCTTGACCAGGCAGGCATTCCGTCTTGGGTCACTCGCTACTACGTCACTCCCTGACGACATCACCCGGCCATCGTGCCGGGTTTTTTGTGCCCAGAATTATTGAGAACGGTTCGCAATTGTTCTTGCGAAGTTCTCGCAATAAGTAAGCATAAAAAAAGGGAGGCAATCGCCTCCCAATTGTTTACTCTAACTCGTCAGGCAGGTCAGACTTCATTTCCGCAAGAAGTGCCTGAGTTCGTTGTATTGAACTGTTGAGGAGTTCTTGCATCTTTCGGTCTGATTCTTGCATCCGTTCGATTATCTCACGGAGCTCGTCAGAAAGTAACCTCTTCATTTTTCAAGTTGCGATTGGAAAGTGTGAGGAATTGCCTCACACAGTTATTATAGCAGATTGCCCGTACCCGTGGGGGTAGCGTGGACAGTTTGCCGATTGGTCGCGGGTCCTTACTGGCGGACGCGCCGCAGGTAATTTCGAAC